AAGGCGTCTGCCTTGTCGGGTGACGCCAAGCCACGCTTACGAATCTCGTCCTTGCCCTCAATCTGAATTTTACCCCCACTGGTAAAAAAGTATCTCACTGTCGCCAGTTCAGCAATCAGACTCTCATCCTTGGGAATAACGCAGTCCCGCTTCTCCAGCCATGCCTTGGCCTTGTGCCACAGTTCAGCCTTCAAATTCCTATACGTACTCCCCAATGCCGGGGATTCTGCCACGTTAATGCCAATGGCTGGCAACTTCAGCTCACGCAGCCTGTCCACCACACCAGCCCCCAACCCAATACTATCCACCATAATCTCATGCGGACGCTGGTCCGGCGGCAATGCCTGGTACTCAGCCATCACCGCACCAGTCAGTTGCATCAGGTCCAAGTTCTTCCACGTTTTGATTTCGGTAACTGCATTACCCTGCCGTTTGCACAGTGCGCTCCTGTCTGACCCGAACCGAGCAACGTCCAGCCCCCACACAATTTTAGCAACCAGACTCATCGCCACGTCCCGGCTAACTGCCGCCTCTAGCAGCTCCATAGGAATAACCGTATCGTCGTCGCTGCGCGGGAAGTCGCCCAGCACCCGAATGCGGTAGGCGTTGCTCTCCTCACCGTACCTGGACTTCATCTCGTCCATATAGGCGTCTGACACCCTCGGGCTGTCGGCGCAGCTCACCTTCATCGTCACCCAGTCATCCTTCAGGCGGTTGTGGGTATCAAAGAAGAATCCGCTGCTGCGTACCGGGTTGCCTAAGAGTAGCGTCACGGCCTTGTGGCCCGACATACTGCCTGCTGCCGCCTCAAACACCTGCTCTGGTATACCGCTGGCCTCGTCAGCCACCAGCATCACGTTGTCGGAGTGGACGCCCTGTAGCGCCTCGGGCTGCTCTGCGCGTGATGTCCTGGCGCTGATAAACGCTTCTGTCGGTGCCTCCTTAACCTCGATCCGGTCCTGCTTCACCTCCAGCTGCTCTTGTAATGGCGCGGGAAGTTGTTTCACCCACCGCTTCAGTTCGGCAAACAGCGCATCATATAACTGGCTGCTGGTGGGTGCGGTAACCACAATCTTGACAGGAAAGCGCAGCAGCAGATACCAGATGATGGCCCATGACGCTGCCGTACTCTTGCCTACGCCATGTCCGGACCTGACGCTGATGCGCCTGTTGTTGGCGGCGATGTGTCCAAGAAACTCTTCCTGCCAGGGGTCGGGTTTAACGCCCAGCACCTCTTTCACAAACAGCACAGGGTTGTTTCGGTAGAGTTGCGTAAAAGCAACAAATGGGTTTTCACTCATTTTTTAAATTTTTTTTGTAGTCAATGTGGGCAGTTTGTGGGTGGTTTGTGGGTAGTTTGCTAGGTGTTTGGTGCTGCAGTTTACACCCCCCAGCTTTTTGTCAAGGGGGGGGCTGTACGTCTATACAGTGTCAGCCTCGATGTTAGTGCTCACTTCGATTTGCCGTAGTGCATCCAGGCGCAGGCTTCCGATGTTAATGCTCACTTCGGTTTGCTTCGTGCCGTAGAGCTTCGGGTCCCAGCGTTCGGCTAGCCATTGCCGGGTGCGGATGCGGTGCATCGGCTTAGCTGGATTGTCATCCGGTATCGAATCAGCAATCTCTAACGTCTGACATGCCATTAGGTCAGCGGCACGCACGCGCGCACGTAGTATAGACTCTCCAAACCCCGTTTGCCTAACCCAGATGTCTAAGGCACGCTTGCTGATGCCTAACGCCAGACAAACGTCGGCGATGCTCTTACCGTGCTCTAGCATGCCTGTGATCAGTTCAGGGTCTATCGCGTCGAGCAATTCTAGGTCGCTTCGTTTCTTTTTGGTCCCGGCCATGTCGTCTCCATTTGTAGTCAATGTAGGCATTGTAGTCATATGGTTTTAGGCCGCGCCAACTCCGCACACTACGCTGCGCCCTGCCTAACCTATACATATATTTATCTTACTTAAGATTAAACAGAATACATGACTACATTGACTACAAATAGGCTTTTCCCCTCTGGTGCGCTGTAGTCAATCACGCCCAAAAGCATTGACTACAAAATGACTACCATTGACTACAACCCAGGGTAAACACCTATTCCACCGCTATAGAATCTGTTACACTGACACCGTGGCAACATCGCCATGCAATAAAGTAAAGGCAAACCATGCAAGTACATTTGACACTTAAAAGCGCGAATGCCAAGACCGGCCCGATACCCGTCTCCACCACGGCCAGCGATTCATGCCCAACAGACTGCGCCATGAAATCCGAATGCTACGCTGCCACCGGGCCGCTCGCGCTACATTGGGCGAAAGTATCAGACGGCTCGCGCGGTACAAACTGGCCGACGTTTACCGCCGCCGTCGCCGCGCTGCCAGACGGCCAGCTCTGGCGCCACAATCAAGCCGGTGACTTGCCACAATCCAACGGCACCGTTGACGCGGCCAAGCTCGGCCAATTGGTAGCGGCCAACACCGGCAAACGTGGATTCACCTACAGCCACCATCGCGACACGGCCAGCATCAATTGGATTCGCCACGCCAATGCATGGGGTTTCACTGTCAATCTATCGGCCAATGATTTACAAGATGCCGACACACTGGCCGACCACGCCGCCGGGCCGGTGGTGGTGGTGCTGCCGTCAACCCAAACAACTAACACCACCACACCTAAGGGCCGGGCCGTCGTCGTTTGCCCGGCCACTCAGCGCGCCGACGTGAGCTGCGCCACCTGCCAGCTCTGCCAGCGTCAACGGTCGGCCATCGTAGGCTTTCCGGCTCACGGCACGCGCCGCCGGACTATTGATATTAAATTGCAGGTGAAAAAATGATACGTAATGACCCCATGTTTTTAGTCCATACCGACCACGGGCGCATTGTCTATTCAGTGACGCCGCAACACTTGATCGACCGGCCCGGTAGTACGCTGCGCGACCGGTGCGTATGCTATGGCGATCAAATGGCCGTCTGTAATGCTGGTCAATGGTATCGGCCCGGTATGCGCGAGCCTATTACCGACAAGCGCCTTATTGCGCTGCTAGAGCGCGTATCAGACGCCTAATGCCCGACTGTGAGCGGCCATTGTGGCCACTCATGGGCGCGCATTGACGCCGACACTTGGAGAAAATTATGCTCTTGCCAGATATGTTTCGCACCTACAGCATCCCCCAATTGCTAGACTTCGCCGATAGCTTGGACCCTAACAATGGCTGGCGCGAGTCGGTTGACGACGACGCATCTATAACGCGCGCCGAACTGGCCGATGCCATGCTAGCCACATATGACGATATCGACACTCACGCATGGATAAACAAATGATTCGCATTCTCTGGACCCTCACGCAAGCGATCATTGGCGCTGCCATCTGGGGCGCGCCCTTCGCATACTATTTTTGGAGCATGAAACCATGAAAACCATCACCCTCCACCGCGCACGTTACACGGTGCGCGATGACCGGCACACATTCCTATCCGACATTCTCAAGCTCACGGGTAAGCATAAGCCCGTCAAGCCTAAAGGCGGATGCGAACGACGATACCCGGCGGACGGCGCCAGTCTGTCCACGGCGGCCTATGTCGGGCAGTACTACGCTCTAAACAGTACTCGCAAGTTGTTTAAAAACAATGCGGCGCCCTACGGCGACGCTAACCTGATCGGGTTCTATGAGGGTCTTAGCGATCGGGTGAGCATACCCGAGGGCGAGGACAGTATGGAATGCTCTTAGCGGCGGCGGTACTGGCCGCCCTGGTAGCGGTTCTTTTTAACCTATAACAAGCCCCGCGAGGGGCTTTTTTTATGCCACGGCCCGGCGCAGGTCAGACTTCGACAGCCCGGCCACGTCGGGCGCTACGAAAATGTGCTTTTTAGATGGGTACTCTCTGGACGTCAGACGGCCCATGTCGGTCCACCCGGCCTCGCGCAGGGCATGGAACAGCGCGGCCTGGACAATCTTGACGCCGGGCGGCGCGGCGCCAGACCCCTGGACCCGGTCGCAGATGACGTGAAACGGCGAGCCGATCACGCCAGCCGCGAACGGGCCACGCCGCTCGCGTAGCATCTCGGTAAGCACTGACTCGGCGGTGCTCATGCCAGCCTCGATCATAATGGCCTTCGCTTCGGTCATAGGTGGCGGGGCGGACGGGTTGAAGGCGGACACGTCACGGGCCATCAGCCAAGCGGCCACGCCTGCAAAGCCGTTACGATGTATGTACCAATTCCACAGACCCACGGCCTCAGCCTCCGGGAGGCGCCCGGCCTCGGCCCACAGTACGAACCAG